TAATTCTTTAGCTCTATCAGCACAATGTTCTTCATATTTTTCATTTATGTAAGAGCTATCGTAATCTTCCATAACTTGTTTTGGTAATGGGTTATCAATCATTTTCATACTCCTTTACTTCTAATATTTTTACTGGATCAGTAAAAAATCTATCTTCAACAACGTTTACTACACAATTTTCTAGTAATGGATCTCCTGATGGACAAGTAAATTCATCTTCAGTATCAACCTCTACCAGTAAAGTGACTTGAATTTTTTTAATCATTTTTAAAATCCTCCTCTTCCCACTCATCAAAGCCTTCTTTTTTAGCTTCTTCTTCATCTACTTCTAAACACTCATCATATTCCCAATCTCCATATCCACCCCACCCATTATCCATAGCTTCAAAATTAGCTCCATCTAATACAAGTCCACCACGTTGTTCCCATATATCATCAGGTGTAATTGAATCAGGCACTTTAATGTAATACTCATAACTGGTCATTGAGTTAGCAGTAATACGATAATATTTATGTTCTTTAGACATTTTCAATTTCCTCCGATTCCATACAATCTGCTCGATAACATTCTTCTTCAATTAGTTCAACGTCATCAGTTTCTCCATCCCAATCATCATATGCTTTGTCGATAGCATCATCTTCATTATTAGCTTTGACTTCATATTCATATGAAAATTCTCTACTAATTATTATTTTGAAAGTTTTTTGTTTACTCATCATCTTCCTCCTCATCTTCGCAAGTTACTTCAGCATAATGACAATTCTCAGGTACTAAATCTTTTTCATAAGTTTCAATAGCCCAATCTTCATCAGGATCATAATCTAAGCCTGATCTTTCAATAGCTTGATCTTCATTTTCAGCTTTTACTACATAATAAGTAGCTGTACACATACCCCATAGGACTGTGTATGTTTTTTCTTTTTTCATTTTCGTTACCGAATTTTCGTGTTTGGAAAGTACTGGGCTTACTTAAACCTCCTTAATTCCTTAAAAAAAAGATTTAATGCCAGTAAGTTATTCAACCCTTTTTAAATATAAATTTAATCTATCTTGTAACTTATATATCTCATCTAATAAATCTGGATTCTCATTTTCATTAGTTTCAAAATCAAGTAATAATTTCATATATCGGTTATAAGTCCAATAGTATAAATCTTTTTTTGCTTTCCTTTTATGGTCATAAAGACTAATTACTTCTTTTTTATTTTCTTTTTCCCATTCTTTTATATCTTCTTCTTGAACTAAATCCTTCCACCATTCGTATGGTGTATTTTTATGAACTAAACCTTTAAATTCATCTTTAATAGTATCAATTACATAATCTCTAGGTTTACCTTCTCTTATCAATTCTTTCATTCTTTCTTTAATTTCTAATTTGTGTGGATTTTCTCTAACCATTAATCCAACTCCATATCAAAAAAAGTTAAACAATTTTCTTTATTTATTTCTTTAATCCTTTTAATAGCATTTTCTCTATATTTCTCTGGAGAACTTGCTAAATGATTTACTAATCTAACTATTACTAGTTGATTCTCTGGAGATAATTGACCAATTCTAAAATTAATTTTAATTTTGTGTTCATTCATAGTTTTTTATATAGGAATGTAATAAGTATGATATCATATAATAGTTTATATATATACATTCATGTCGAGAATAAAACAATTTATCCATGATCATTCAGATTTTTCTGATTCAGACATTCAGACATTCATTCAATCAAAACATTCAACCCATAGAATAAAAAAACAAAATTTTGATTTTTTATTTCAATTTTTGCTTTTTTACTTTTTGAGGGTTAAATAATTATTTTAAATTTTTGAAATATCCCTTTTTTTGTGTTCCATGTATTAACAACGCAAAAGGAGAATCTTCAAAACAGTGTGAATCATCTTTATCTATTTCATACGGCTTTCCTATATGTTCAATACCTTTTTTTATTGCTTCTTCTTCTGAATTAACTACAATTGCCCATCTTTTAAAATATTTCTTATGTATTAATATATCCATCTTGCCACCCATTGAAGCAGTTAAAAAGAAATTATCTGGAATAGATATATTAGTTCCAAACAAGTGTAAAGACTTAGAATAACAATAAAACTTAAGTTGTGGATTAAGTCTAGCTACTGCTAACCATACACTTAAATACCTACCATTAAAAAAGTCACCGCTAGAGTGAATTCTAACTTTATCTATATTTTTATTTATATGTTTTTCTATTGAATCCTGAATTAATCTAATACTTTTAAGTGGTATTGCATAATCACTGTCTAAAGTTTTTTTTATTAAATCAAAATTATATTTTCTAGCTTTATATACATTCGGATATTGATTTTCTTGGCTTGCGGCATAACATCGAAAAATATTATTTTCGCCATCTTTTAAACTAGTCTTGCCATTAGCATTCATAACAACATAAGACTTGCATTCATTAGCCATCGGGCAGGTTTTTCCTGCTGGTAAATCAAAAATTAAAGTGTTTTTTAATTTTTTATTACCTTTTGACATTTTTAAAATTTCATTCATGATGATTTATAAAAAATTGGAAGGTTAAAAGTATTTAAAAAAAATACTTTTATTTAAGGATGTTTAGAACATCCCTAAATGAAAGTATTAAAAAAATAGATTATTATCTTCTAACTCTGTAATTAAACCGTCGAAGTCTTCACTAGGTGGCAACACTGATAATAAAGCATTAACTTGTAGTGCTCCATATTCAGATTTTAAATAATTTATATATTCACTTCTACTTTTAAATCCATCCTCTAAATATCTATTTAAAGGGATAGTTCTCTCTTTATCAATTAAATTCATTTTAGTAATCCTCTGGAAACATTAAACAAGTATTGTTGTAATCTTGTTTTGTATATTCTTTTAAATCCATCTTATCCTCTGTTAATCCATAACCTACAGTTTTAATCCAAATCTTACGGCCTGTAGATAATTTATAAGCCGCTAATATATCGCCTCCATTTTCATTCTTAATTGTTTCATTGTTAAATTGTATTGAATCACTCTCAACAATTCCCCAGTCTTGATAAAAATATTTGTTTTCAAGTATTCCGAATACTTCCATAGCAATATTATAGTCTTTATCCATATAGTGACTTAATGCAATTGAATAATGAATAAAACCAAAATTTGATTCTTTTAATTTTTTTGTTGGTGTGGTGGTCATAGTAAATAAATAATATGTTTACATTAATATGATATCAATTAATAGTTTATATTGAAAGTATTATTTAAGACATTCACAAAAAAACATTCAGTTTTTTGCATTCAGAATATAATTATTTTTTTATAAGAAATTTTTTTTTTTTTTTTGAAAAAATTTTTTTTCCAAAAAAAAACCCTAGATTTTTTCTAGGGTTAATTATTTTTATAAATCTGGGCAATAATGATCTTTAAGCGGTTTTAAATTTTTACGCCAAAATTTATAAGTTTGTTTAGTCTCGAACCACTGGTTCAAAGCTCTTGTTGCTTTTGAAGTAAAAAAAGATTTTTTTGGATCTCTTTTTGCTCCAACATATAAAAAGTTTAAAATGTGCAAAAGTTGAAAAACTGGAATCTCAACAAAACCAGCTTCAACAAGATCAGTATCAATTTTTTGAACTGTTGCATATGGATTTTTAATTAAATATCCATTGTCTGTATTTTTTCCGTTATTAAAAATAACTTCTGTTTTTACTTCTGACATTTTAAGGACTCCTTTTGTTGTAGTTTTTTTATGGTGTAATTAGCATCCGCTAATTCATCGGTTAATTGAATTACTTTTTTTTGTAATTCTTTTATTTTCTCATAGAGATAATAATCTGGATTAATATACATAAATTAAATCTCCTGATTAATTTTCTCTAGATAATCACAAGCAGATTGAACACCATAAGCACAATCTGCTTTTGTCATATCTTTAAGAACTGAGCTTAAATAAAGAGTACTTGCAATAAGTGCAAGTAAATAAAATAAATAAAATTTCATTTTTTGGAAGGGATAAAAAGAGCTAGAAATAAATCTAGCTCCAGATTTAATTTAATCGTCTAAAACTAGACGACAATAAAGCGGTATTGTTTTACCTATCTCATCGTAATGAAAATATGTAAAATGGTCAGCTTCGTCAAATGGGTTAAGTTTTAACCAAAGTATCCCAGACTTAGAAAAACATTTTTCATACCTGATTTTTTTAGATATCAAAATATTTTCATAGTCTGGACTTATGCAAGTGTTACCGATCATATCTAATCCTTAAAGTTTCTCTTGTTAGATAATCTTTAAAAAATAAGCAGTTCGGCCACTTTGCGTGGTTCTCATTTGTTGCTTCAAGATATCTCATATTTTGTTTGAAATAATCTTGATTGATATAACCTTTTTTTAAAGCTATATCAAAAGCTAATTTTGAATTTTGAGTTAATTCAATATTCAAAGTAGATCGGATTTTCTCCAATTGTTTAGAGTCCATAGGAAGGAAGGGTGATAAATTTTCTAGATTCTTTTATCGTCTTTTCCTTTTGTTATCTCTAAATGATTGTAGCTATCGAAATAGAACTAAATACAGTTAGAGAGAAAAAGACGAATAGATAAAAATCATATTTTGTACATAGGGAAAAAATTTTTCACACCATGTACCAATTATGATAATTTACCATGATCTAAATATACCACTTAAGTGATATTAGTTCTGTATCAGTTGATACCAAAGTGATATTAGATAGGGGTATTGTTACAAAAGTTTACATAATATATCGATTGCCGAGGAACTTAAATATATTCTTAAAATCTTCGTTACTTCGACTCAACTTTTATTGAAAGTTCTGGAGCTTGGATATTAACTGTTTCTACGGATTCGCCTATTACTTTGCCTAGAGAGTCTAAGATCTGTGCTGCTGTTTGTAATTGACCTTTTTTAACTGCTTTATTGAATAAGCGTACTCTCATTGCTTGAAGGCGAGGAAGCATATTTTCTCTATCTTTATCCCAATCTTCAGTATTCCAATGTTTTACTTTATCCCAATCCTGCCAAGCAGTAGTTTCTGATATACCTTCAATTTTTGAATGTTCTATTACAAGTTGACGAGTAGTTTGACCATCAAGTTGTCTTGAGTAAAGACGTTGAGCACGTTCTTGAACCTTTTCTGCTGTAGAGCGAGCTACGAATCTAGGTCTACCACGTTTTTTAGTTTGAGCTATTGGAGGTGTAATATCGTTGGGAAAGGTAGAAGAAGCCACGGACTTAATCTGAGAGGGGTTAATAATCGAATAATAACCTAAAAAAGCAGAATTAGGCTATAAATAGGGGGTATAGATTGAAATTTCTGTTATTTTTGAGTGTATGGCGGTAAAAAACAAACCAGAAATCAGTTTAAGATATGCACAGGGAGAGGTGTTTAATTGTGATAAAAGATTTCGGGTGTTGGTTGCAGGAAGAAGGTTTGGAAAGTCGTATCTTTCTTGTATCGAACTGCTCAGAGGTGCTATCAATCGACCTGGCGAGGTATATTTCTATTGTGCTCCTACTTATAGGATGGCAAAGGATATTGCGTGGAAAGAATTGAAGAAGTTAGTGCCTAAAGTATGGATTCAGAGTAAAAATGAAACAGATTTAAGGTTGGAACTGATAAACGGATCGACTATTGAGTTAAAGGGTACAGAGAATGCAATGGCATTGAGAGGTAGAAGTTTAGCAGGGGTTGTATTGGATGAAGCAGCCTTTATGGATCGAGACGTGTGGGCAGAAGTTATTAGACCAGCTTTAGCTGATAAACAGGGTTGGGCTTTGTTTATTAGTACTCCTGATGGCACTGCCAGTTGGTTTTATGATATGTGGTGTTTTTGTGGTGAACAGGAGTGGGATGATTGGAAAAGATGGAGTTTTACTACGATTGAAGGGGGTAATGTTGCACCAGAGGAAGTAGAAGCAGCTAGGGGTCAATTAGATGCAAGAACATTTAGACAGGAATTTGAGGCTAGTTTTGAAAATTTAACTGGTTTGGTTGCTGTTAGCTTTAGTGATGACAATATTGATAAAGAAGTAGAAGATTTACATATGCTTCCTTTGTTGTTGGGTTTAGATTTTAACGTTGACCCTATGGCAGGAATCTGTGCATATAAGCATGGCAACAATTTGTATGTCTTTGATGAGATCATGCTGACAGGAGGTGCTACCACATGGGATTTTGCTGAAGAGGTTACAAGAAGATACGGGGTGGATAGAAGAATTATTGCTTGTCCTGACCCAACGGGTAGTGCAAGAAAAACAAGTGGAGTGGGAGTTACGGATCATAATATTCTCAGACGTAGTGGTTTTACTGTTATGAGTCCTAAATCTCCCTGGAAAATCAGAGATAAAATAACTGCTGTTAATACTGCTTTACTTGATGCAAATGGAGATCAAAGGACTTTTATTCACCCAAGATGTAAAGAATTAATAAAAGCACTTAGAACTCTTACATACGCACCAAATACTGGTTTACCTAATAAAAATCTAGGAGTTGACCATGCATTTGATGCTTTTGGTTATCTTTGTCTACAGCAGTTTAACTTGGCAAAACCAGAGACATTAGGTCAAACTGCGTTTAGAATATACTAAGAACTATCTTATTCTTACTATGTACCATTCTACGACTAAAAAAAAGAAGAAGAAAAAGAAGGGAGGTAAAAAACGTAGTGAATGTTCCTGTAAATAAAACTCTTTACGCTAGAGTAAAAGCCGAAGCCAAGCGTAAGTTCAAGGTATATCCTAGTGCTTATGCAAATGCGTGGCTTGTACGAGAGTACAAAAAACGTGGCGGTACTTACCGAGTGGAGAAAAAACGTGGCAAAAAGTAGCCCAAATACTAGAGCAAAGGGTGGTTTAACCCGTTGGTTTGCTGAAAATTGGGTTGATGTTAAAACTGGTAAGCCTTGTGGTCGTTCAAAAGGCGAAAAAAGAGGATATCCTGCTTGTAGACCTAGTAAACGTGTATCAAGTAAGACACCTAAGACAGTTGGAGAGATGTCAGCAGCGGAAAAAGCAAAATTCAAGCGTGAAAAAACTAGTAGTAAAAAAATAAATTATCAACATAGACGTAAAAAGAAGAAGAAATAAGTGTAAAATTTTAACTAAAGCGGTAATATGGAGTTATCTAGGAAAAATCATGCCTAAAGGTTCTTATTCTGCAAAACAAAGGAAATTAGCTGCTGTTGCACCTCCTAGAGACAAGATCACTGCTGCTGATCTTAAGAAATTACGTTCAAAGAAGAAAAAAAAGAAGAAATGAAACTAACTACTCGTCAAAAAAATTTATTAGAAAAACATTCTGAACATCATAGCGATAAGCACATGGAGTTTATGAAAAGAAAGATGCGAGCAGGAGATTCATTTACTGTTGCTCATAAAAAAGCACAGGCAAAGGTAGGAAAATAATGAAGAAACGTAAATCTGTAAGTTTATCTGTAGGAAGAGGAGAAAAATCTAAAAAAGGTGGTCTGACAGCAAAAGGTCGTGCAAAATATAATCGTGCCACTGGTAGTAATTTACAAGCACCTGTAACTGAAAAAAATCCTACTGGTAAAAGAGCAGCAAGAAGAAAATCTTTTTGTGCAAGAATGAAAGGTATGCCTGGGCCATTAAAAGATAAGAAAGGCCGACCCACAAGAAAAGCGTTAGCATTAAAACGATGGAGGTGTTGAAATGACGTATGCTGTTCCTGGCCCAATTAGAACCAACATTGTTTCATCTACTTCTGTAGGTGGTATAGATAGCCCTTTTACTAGAACTAGAGCAGTTCTAGATATGATGAAAGGATGGGAGATAATGAAAGCTGTTACTGAAGGTACTGAATATTTAAGAGAAAATAGTGAAGCGTTTTTACCATTAGAACCAAGAGAAGATTATGATGCTTATCTTGCAAGAGTAAATAGAGCAGTATTTAGTCCTTTTACACAAAGATTGATAAGAGCAGCTACGGGTTTAGTTCTTAGAAAACCAATAACTTTAACTGGAGATCCATATTGGACAGAAATGTTTAAAATGGATGTTGATGGTTGTGGTTCTGATTTAGATGAATATGCAAGAAGAATATTAATGTGTTCTTTGACTTATGGTCAAAGTCATATTCTTGTTGATTATCCTGCACCATCAGGAGCAGTAAGTTTAGCTGAAGAAAGACAGCAAAATCGTAGACCTTATTGGATTGAAGTTGATCCAAATAATCTTTATGGTTGGAGATTAGATAGAGAATCAAATTATGGGAATCTTATACAAGCTCGAATTGCAGAAAAGGCTGTATTGCCTGATG